GCCCCAGTTCAGAACCGAGGTGCGTTCGATGTAGGAGAGGGTCGCGAGCCCGATCGTATACCGCTGCGGGTTCGACACCGTGTCGATGTAGACCCCACCCTGATGCCCGAATCCCAAATAGTTGTAGGGCTGGTCAGCACCGTAGACGACGCCAGTGCCACCCTCGAACCCGTTGTAGTTGCTGACCACCTCAGCGCCTGAGGTGGGCTTCACCAGGCTGAGGTTGTTGATGTAGGGCGCGAACCAGACATAGCGCTCATCGGTGCCCGGTCCTCGGCTGCCATCATCGGGGCCAGCCTCGACCTCGACAAACCAGTGAAACACCACCGTCGCAGGGGCTCTGATATCGAGCTCGAAGCTGGTGCCAGGTACATACTCCCAGCTCTGAGCCCCGGTGTAGCGCCTGCCCGTCAGGGCGCTCGTGCTGAACGTGACACGCACGGTGCTGCCACCAGACCACTGCCCACCCTGCCAGCCGGTCACACCGTGCTGCAGGCCCCTGATGGGGTCAAACTGTGGCTGCTGGATATGGCGCGCGTCAGCCCACTGCGCTGCGAGCAGGTCACCACCCACTACACCCTCATGCAGGTAGACGCGCAGCGCATCGGTGTTGCCCTGCACATCAGCACTGGTGAGCGCAGTGCCATTCACGAACGTGTTTGGCTTCGAGTAGGCCATCAGGTCAGCCTCTGGTGAATGGCGCTCAGGCGACCCTGACTGAGGTTGAGGGTGCAGCTGCCTGCGAGTGCGGTGAAGGTCGTGAGCTCATTGAGCGTGCCGCTGAACCCTGCGTGGTAGATCCCGTGCACCACGATGCGCAGCCCGTAGATGGTGGTCGAGCCCGTGGCCTGCTCATGCGCGCGGAAGTAGCTGCCCTGCGTGCCCATCCACTTGAGTGCCTTTTGAGTGGGGGCGCTGCTCATCTGCCCCTCATTCGCATGCGCCTCAGGCGAATACTCGAGGTAGGCGGGCACCAGGCTGGTCGCTGCCAGGGCAGTCACTGCAGTGTTCGCAGTGGTGAAGTCGCTCTGACCGTTGACTGCTGCCCAGTTTGTGAGGGCAGGGCTGGTGATGTCCCACTGCAGGTGAGCCACCCAGCACGCAAGGCAGTCATTGAGGTCGGTGCTGCCTCCTGACCCGTTGTCGATCGGCAGCGTGCCGAAGGCAGGCGCAGCGTATGGCCTGCCAGTCACCAGGGGCTCAGCTCCGAAGTTCCACCACACCCGCAGCACATCACCTGGGGCGATCGTCCACCCGGTGAGCCCGAAGGTCAGCCGCCCGTTGCCCGTGCCACCGAGCTCGGTGAGGGTCGAGGGGCTGCTGCCACTCGCAGCGATGTTCTGAGGGCTGGTGTGATCCCACACCCCTGACCCGATGGCAGCGCTGGCACTGTCTACGGTGATGAGGTTCTGCCCCTGCAGCTGCGGCAGGTCGATGGCTCCCACACCGTGATTGAAGCGGTCAAGGGCACCAGGCTGGGTGTAGTCATCGAACCGGTCATTCAGATCGGTCGCATCGATGACATCGCCAGCGTTGATGCGGGGTCGGTTGATTCTCGACACTGTGCCCCCTACCGGTAGCGAGCGATGGCAAGCGCCTTGCACCCGAAGAGGTGCGCCTGCATCAGGTTGGTCGGTGTGGTGTCAGTGATGGCGTCATCCTGACCTGCCAGGGTGAACCGGAACTCAAAGGTGACATCGAGGTCACCAGCCGGGTAGAGCCCTGTGCCGAAGGTGCGGAAGTTGCCCATAGTGCGCGCGCAGCCGATGTTTTCCACCATCGTGATGCCAGCCACCCGGATCCGCACCCCGAGGTACTTAGGGTTCGGTGGGTGGTTGTTGTTGGCTGTCTGGCTGAACGCGAGGAACACAGCCCCGAGGCCTGACCACTCGATGAAGAGGTGACCGCCCCGGAAACCCCCGAGGGTCATCGTGTGAGCTGCGTGCCAGCCCCCTGCGTAGTTCTGGTATTGCAGCGCTCGAAACTGGTAGCCGATGGTGTCCGCTGCAGCGCTGCGGAACTCAGTCTGCTCACCTCGAGTGCTGCCCGAGCCCCACAGAGGGTTGTCGAAGTTCGTGACCCACACCTGCCTCGCAGCGTTGTTCACGATGTTCGCGTTGCTGTAGCTGCCCTGCGGGGTCTGGGTGCGGTCGAGGGCAGTGATGGCTGACTGCGCAACGCGCAGCTCGGCATTGAGCTGGTCAGCCTGCGCGAGCTGCTGGGTGCGCGCCTGGTGCTCAGTCCAGTTCTTCACGCGCGCCTCCCTGCGATGGTGGTGGTGCCAGGCATCTTGTACTCGACCTCATAGCCGATGACAGTGAGGTCATCAGTAGACTCGAGGCCCCACTTGAACCACGCTGCTGACTGCTGAGCCACAGGGATGCGCAGGGGCACCAGGCGCGACTCATCCCACTCATCAGACCCGATGACCGCAGTGTTGTAGACCGGCTGCGCAGCTGCGTCAGGAGGCTGCGCCTGGTAGCCACGGTTATCGCCACCCGTGCGCTCGAAGTCCTTGTAGGCAGTCGTCTGCACGGTCACTGATCCCGAGGTCAGCAGCCAGAGCGTCACATACTGCACCCGCTTCTGCAGCTGCGCATCACCCAGGTCGAGCCAGGCGCTCTGCAGCTGCGAGGTGGGTGGGGGCGACTCGGTGTAGACCTGCTCGGTGATCGTGCCACCCATTGCGCGCCTTGAGCTCAGCACGAATAGGCCAGCCTCAGCGCCTGCGCCTGCCTCGGTGCCCGTGTTGTGACCGAAGATGAGCGCGCCATTGAACATACGATCAAGGCTGCCCACAGGGAAGCCTACCCGAGTGCTCCACCCCTCTTTCTCGGTGTGGTACACGATCCCGAGGTTAGGGCGGTCGTTGCCATCAGCGGGGAAGTAGCAGTGATAGGCGCGATCCTTCGGTGAGTACCTGCCCACTGCTCGAGCTGCGCAATCAGGGGTCAGCCGCTGCAGGGTGCGCTTGATGGGCTCGCTGAGGCGCAGCAGCTGCACCTCGCTGCCACCCTCGAAGCCTCCGGTGAGGGTATAGACCCCATCCTGTGCCAGGAACACCACCCCGAGGCCTGGCACTTGATCGATGGTATTCGGAGCTCTGCAGGCCACCTGCGAGGTCACTGTGGTCACAGTGAAGCCAGCGTCAGGGCTGCCCTGCACCACATCAACACCATTTTCGCGCAGCACAATGAGCACATTGTAGTGAGCGAAGAGGCGCACGATGCCACCACCGGGCGCGCTGAGCCTGATGTAGTCAGTGCTCGCAAACTGGTGAGCCCTGCCAGGCTTCGAGTAGAAGAGGGTGAAGGGCTCTGCAGCTCCACCATCAAGCCACAGGCAATCACCGAAGATGGCAGCGCTGCGGGCAGTGGTCGCAGGCAGGGGAACCGATTCAGTCAGAGCGGGTGCCAGGGCACCGACTGCGCTGCTGCGGTACGGGTCAAACCACAGGTCTTCGACGTTGTTGTTGAGCTGATCGATGAAGTAATAGTCAGTGTCGCCGTAGGTGGGGCTGTCGAAACTCTGGTTCTGCGTCCGGTAGATGCGACGGGCAACGGTGCCAGGGGGACCGATGGGGATGCGCATGCCAGTGCAGTACCTGAACCCGTATACCTGAGCCTCGAGCTGCCACTTGACGAATCCCTCTCCGCTCAGGGGCGACTCAGAGCCATCAGCCTTCAAGAAGCTCACCCGGTACTGAAACTCAGCCTCTTGCCCGGCTGTGCTGGCAGTGTTCGTGGCAAACCCCAGCCCGTACTCGCCAGGCCTGCTGATGCCACCGGGCTCCGAAGGCCACCAGAGGTTGAGGTAGTCACCCGTCGCAGTGGGGGAGGTGGGTGGGGTGGTCGAGGTCGCACCGTTCAGCGTGGTCACCCCCATCAGGTCAGGCGCAGGCACCGAGGTGAACCCGAGTGGCTCGACCAGCTGCTGCGCGATGGTGGGCACAGTGTTCAGCGTGGTGAGGTTTGGCAGGGGCCAGCAGCGCACCACCACAGGGGCATCGCGCCCATTGGTGATGAGCACCCCATCACTGAGCACGGTGTAGGTGCTCGAGTACTCATTCGGGGCAGGGACGGTGCGACCGCTCTGCAGCGCGAGCTT